AATGCGCGCCTGCTCTTGCAGGTACTCGGCGTGCTTCTCGCGTTGGGAGAGGTTCTGAAGTTTCTGTGTGTAGTCGCGTTCCTGCGAAATATGCTTTTCGAGCTTCTTCGGCAGGACGTAGCGCTCACCATCGGCTTCAAACTCGAACGTTTCTGGAATCTGCGGTGCTTCATCGCTTGCCGCTTCTGTCTGTTCGGGTTCCTCTGGCGCTGGCGCTTCTGGCTCTGCTTGGAACTGTTGCCGCTGCTGCGGCGGTTTCTTCGGCGAGTCGAGAATTGCGCCAATGCGGTCTTCGAGACTCACATTAGAGTTCGGCTGAGCCGATTGCTCTTGCGTGTCCATTAATTACCTCTCCATTCACGTGGGGACAAAACTTTGGTGCGTAGGCGTTCGATCTCATCGCGTGCGGCGTAGCCGTTATCCACGCAGGCCTCGAGAACACCCTTGACATCGGTTAGGGCTTTGAGCATCAAACGCAGTTGATGCGCGCCATCCACATCACGAACAGGGCATGCGGCCCATGCGTCGTGAATGGTCTGCTCGACTTCGCGTATAGCGTTCTTGAACGCAGGGTTAGAGAGCAGCGACTCAGCTTGAGCGCCGCTTTTGAGATCGGTATCGAGACTCACGTAACAGGGACTACGTGCGTAGCGCGGCCGTCTTTGCCGCGGATGATTTCCTTAGGCCCGGTCAGGGATGAAACCGCCTCAAGTACCTTCTGCGTCAGCTCAAGCTGTCGCTGTTCGGACTTCTCCAACCGCTCTAACATGAGCTGGAAGGCGTTCTCTTTCTGTTTGACTTCGGACGCCTTGCTTTCGGCTTCCTTGGTCTTGGGGTTGAGATGTGCCTTGACATGCTCAATCTGCCCGGCCTGCTCGCCCCTTACGCGCTCAATATCGTGAGCGTGCGCGGCTTGCATGTTGGCAATCGTCAGCTTGGTCTGCGCCTCGAGCTCCGATCTCTCGCGCTCACCCATGATGGTTGCTGCGGTGGTCTCTTTGTCCGCCTGAAGCTCTGCCGCCTTGACCTTAAGCGTGGTCTGGCTCTTGATCTGCTCGGCAGCAATAACCGTAGGATCGGGCTGCGGAGGCCCCTTGGGCTGCGCAAGAGACGGGTCCTGCCAGAATCTCTCGGGGTTGCTGAAGTCACTCGCCTTGGTCAATTCCAACGCAGTCTCATAGACATTGCGCTCGGTGACGATTGATAGACCTCCTGCCATGGCCTTCTCCTGGAAGGCGGCGAGGTTCATCAGACGTGAGACCTGGGCGTCCTTATTGCCGGCGGCGTATCCCACACAGATCTTGAAGTCGGTACGTGATCTCCAAGTAGAAGGATCAACCGTCACCCACTTACCACGGAGTTTGACCACCTCCTTCTTGTGTCCGGACTTCAGGATGATCTCGTGAAGTATCGAGCACAGTTCTGCAACACCAGGCGACATATGCCTGGCTATCTGCTCCACCCGCTGGGCTGCCATGGTGGAGAGCTGCTGAATGCCAGTAGCGGTCTTGTTGAGCGCGTTCTGATCAATACCCGTGAAGTAGTTTGAGACACCCGAGCGGCGCTCCTTCATCTGGTCCATGTACGCAAGACCGGCCATGGCCTTGTCGAACACGAACGGGGTTTCAAACGGCATGATGTGTTGGCCGAACACAGCGCCCGTCTTGCCGCGCACAATGCCACCGGGACGCGAAACCCGAAGGTCGTCCAGGTTGATCATTCCCTGCGTTACGAACGTTCTCGGATTCTGCGAGAGCTGAAGGTTGTCCAAACCCTGCCGCAGAATGACGGTTGAGATCTGCTGAATGTCGGCAACCGTATCGCCGGGACACAGGCCTACGTGTCTATGAGGAAGCGGGTCAGGGCACAGCACGCCAATCGGTATGCGGTTTACTTCCTCACGATAGAGAACGGTCTGCCCGACACGAACGACGTACTGAAGCTCGGAGATTCCGTCACCGTCGTAGTCGAAGCGAATCCACACCCACCGGCACTTAACCCGCCTCATCGCGGGATCTACCGCCCCAGAATCATCCCAACGCGTTTCGCCGAACTGATCGCGCGCAGAATCCTCGAGAGTGTCTTCCTCGTTGTCGGTGATGTCGTCTTCTACCTCGTAACCTTCTTCACGAAGTTCAGAGATCGTCGGGTAGTCGAAGTACTCGAAATACGGGCACAGCCTTGACACCTGAACCGTCTTGCACGACTGCGATATCTTGCAGCGCTCAGGCGGAAGTGATTCGACGCAATAGACGTTCTCGCTCTTGGTGCGCCTAACCTCGACGTTGTAGAGCATCGTCGGCGGCTGCATTGCGGGCTGACCGGTCTGCGGATCAAGAACAGGAACTGGGCCTTGTGGCCCCTGAGTCATCATCGGCTGCGGTTTGTAATCGGGGTCCTGAAATTCCTCGATATGCACAACTTCTGGATCGTCCTGCATGACCAGCGCAAGTGATTCCTGCGTCTGGTTCTCGTACTTCTCGATCTCGACCTGTCTGCGCTTCTGGCAGTAGGCGTACAGATATCCGGCTTTAGTTAGAAGGGCGTCAGTCTGCGCAGTGTCGAAAACACTAAACCAGTCATTCTTTTGCAGCAGAACATGGTTTAGATACTGCGACTCCTGCTTGGCGCCCTCCTCGTCCTCTTGCCCGATGGGCTGGACTTCTACAACGTCATCGCCGCTTGCGAAGATACGATTAAGTGAAGGTTTGATACCCTGAACGGTTTCGTAGATAGCTCGGTCCACGACCTGGGAGCGGCCCTCGGGAGCTGGGAATAGATTCTTCCCCAAGTACATGTCAATCGAGTTGGCGCGCTCATCTGATAAGACGCCGTTGTTATCGGAGCCATAGGAGTTGTACTCCTCGGAGTCGATAGCGTTGTTTAACTCGGTGTAGTCAGCGGCTTTGGCCACTAAACGATTCCTCGGTTGTCATACTTGATAGGTTTGTTCCAGTCATCATCGGCGTCGTTAGTCATCTGATCGACAACGAGCGCCATGTATCTAAATCCGTCTGAGCCGTGTGACTGATCATCGTGAACTGGGATGGTTGCCTGACCGTCAGGCTTTACATGCCTTCGGTAGCGTCCCAATCTATTCAGGAGTTCAGTCGCTTCGGCGTTGTCGATATGCACACGCGGGAAAACTTCCCTCGTCTTACGTATGCCCTGCTCGACGTTGATGTTAGGAACGATCTGCACCGCCCACCCCAGGTTTTGAAACTGCTCCTGAGCAGTTGCACCGATAGGGTTGCTTGCCGACGTGAGCGTAGTAGCGCGCGCATCGTGCGGGAGCCACACCGTTCCATAATTGAGCTTTAGGTCCTTCAGTTCCTGCGAGTAGCTAGGAATGTCGCGCTTTCGATCCTCAATGTATCGAATCACCCGCACTTCTGATGCAAGTCTCTGCACCAGGATCAGGCTCATGTAGTCGTTGAATCCTAAGTCTGCGATCACATGCACTTTGAGCATCGGATCGTATGGAACCGCGTGAAAACGGCCGCCAGACCTCAGCGCAGACACTTCCTTGTAATAGATCGCCCCCTCCCCCGCAGGACGACAGCTGCCCTCGTAGATATGTGCGTACTTCTCAGGATCGACACGGCACATCTGATCGCGTTCGCTATCGAGCGCGTCAGACTTCCACGGGTTGTCGTACCAGTTGATGGACACAACCACCGCGTCATCTCGCTCTTTAGCGATGAACATCTGGTAGACCGGATCGGTGTCCATCTCGGGATTAAACGAGCACCAAATCTCTGAGCCAGGCTTGCGTATCGTTGGCGTCAATACATCCCAACTACCCTGACTAACCGAGTGGGCCTCCTCAACCCACGCATAATCCAAGCCCTCAAAGGACTTAAGTGAGTCCTTAGTCTGCAAGCTGAGGCCGCTGAAAACGAACAGAGTGCTGTTCTTGCCTCGAATCTCATCGCGCGTGGCGGTGTAGAAGTCCGTAAGGCCTAGCCGCTTTATCTGGTCACACAGCAGCGTGTAGACAGAGTCCTTTAACGACTTCTGTATCTCGCGAAAGCACCCGACACGGATCGCGCGTGATGCACCCTCTAGCAGCAGCAGCTGCGCGATCGTCCAGGACTTCGCGCTGTCGCGTCCGCCCTTGGCTACCTTGAAGCGCTTTGGCTTAAGAAACGGTGCGAACTTATACGGTATCGGATAATCAACAACCTGAACTGCTGCGCCCACTCTTAAGCAACGCGAATCTTCAAAGCGCTCGCCGTGCGGTATAGGCCGCCAAGCGGAATGAGCCCTACCGCAGCCGCTGCGTCGTCAGCAAAAGACCCAATCATCGCCGGCAGCATGACGAGGCTTGCGATTGCAGTGGAGCCAGTGCGCGTGATGGTCAACACATCAACACCAGCGGCGTCCGCATCGGTACGTGTTCTGATGGTGAGCACGCCACCGGACACAACGATATCCCACAGCTTGGCATTGCTGCCGGCGTCGAATTCAAATAGTTGAATCTTGTTCCCGGCTGTGCTGTCGCCGCGTTGGTCAGGTCTTGAGCTCGTCATTACAACTCCTATATCAGCAGCAACACGTCGTCATCGTCGTCCTCGTCTGCGAGCTGGCGAGCCAGTAGCAGCCTAAGCTCCGCGGTCTCCGCAGCGCGTTTGTACAGTCGTTCGATATCAGCAATGAGCGGTGCGAGATCAGGCGCCAGCGCCCGTGACACATCGATTACAGGAGCCGCAATCTGCACCACAGGCACGGCGTCTTTACGCCGCAGCACCTTGACGGCCTTGTCTGCCTTCGCGTCCGCTTGGCGCTCTGCCAGCGCCCGTGCGTGCTCGAGCAGCTGCCGCGCTTCATTGGCGCTATCTACCAGGAACTGCTGGCCGTCTATCTCGACGTAGAGGCGCTGTCTTTGCTTGGGGCGATGGCCGGATGATCCTGCGCCGGTCTGCGTCGTTGGCTCTGGCGCCGGAGCCGAGGCATCACTTAGCGCCCCGCTCGCCGAAAACGTAAGCGTAGTAGAGCCGGCAAGGTCGCCAGTGCCGGTGATCACACCAACGGCCGTGAACGTGATCGAGCTCGAGCCCGTCATGTCTCCGGAGCCGCCACTGGCATCTGTCAGCGTGCCTGACGGCGAGAACGTAATCGTCGCCGTGCCGGTAAGTGCGCCGGTTCCGGTGAGCGTCGCCGATGGCGCAAAGGTAAGCGTGGTGCTGCCTACCAGAGCACCCGCGCCCGTCAATGTGGCCGATGGCGAGAAGGTCAGCATCGTTGCACCGACCAGTGCGCCAGCGCCTGTAAGTGTCGCGCTCGGGCTGAATGTCAGCGTCGTTGCGCCCGTGATCGGCGCAAAGCCCTGGATCGTGCCCGATGGGCTGAACGTGAGAGTCGCAGCGCCGCTTAACGCACCGGTGCCAGTCAGTACGCCGGTCGCGCTGAAGGTGATGGTGGTTGCACCACTGATCGCGCCGGATGGCGCGCCACCTTCCGGAAAGTCATCCAGCGCAAGATCCGTAGCTAGCGGAAAGTGCCACGCTTGCGGCTTCCAATCCGCTGCAAGCGCGATATCTAGCACGCGCCCGAGCGTAGGCAGAACGATACCGCTCGGCGTGTCACCGCCGAACCAGTCGTCCATCGTCATCGTGAACACGTTGTCTGACGTGCCACCCCAGCCGACGACTAGGCCGGAGTCATCTGCCGCGCCCGGGTTCGCCGTGAACGTCAGATCAGGAGACGTGTCTCCGTCCCAATTGCTTGCACTGACCGGAAGGCCAGTAGGACTATTCCATACCCTGACGATCGTGTTGTTGCCGGTGTCGTCGAGCGTTACGCCAAACGTGGCGGTAGCTCCTATCGTGAGCGCCGCGCTGTCGATCAGCGTGCCGGCTGTGTCCGCCGAACTAGTGTGCGATCGCCACTCGACAGTGTTCGAGTCCGAGATGAACCGCACCGTGTAGAACGGGCTGCTCGAATCGTTGTACCGAAAGACGAAGTACGGCCTGTTGACGTTGGCGTCAGTGAGGCCGCCGTATGAGGCCTTCTGATACTGGCTTACGCCCGCAAGCGAGGTGCCATGCACATACATGGCAGACGGATCGGTGTAAAGGATCGCGTTGCTAGATAGCTGCGCGAGCGCAATAACCTGCGTCCAACTACCACCCGGGGAGCCAGCATCGGCGCGGGTGAATGGATCTGAGAGATCCGTCACGCGCTACTCCGGCAGCGCGATCGCCTTCAGCGCCCCAATGTGTCGAGTAGGCGGGGCGAACGTCATTTCAGATTCCAAGAAACGCCGAAACCTTAGCGTCGGTGTCCATCTCGGGCATTGCTCGAACGCCACAGCGCAGCACGGAGAAAATCGTGTGTGCCCAGCGCGATCGCGCAGTGGCGTTGAGCGCGGTGAGCAGCGTCGCAGGACGTGTGGCGAGGATGTCGTCGAGCTGAGCGCGCTGCGCTGGCGTCAGGCTGAATGCGGTCTCCATGAAGTCGCCGTCGATACCTGAGGCGGATGCCTCGTAGAGATAGAGGAAATCCTCGAATGTCTCGAGGTCGATGATGCCACCGTCATTGTCGTAGTCACCGACTCGAATGCATCGCTCGATGAAAGTGGCGCTCATGGAGTGACTCCTGTCGTTATGGTTTTCAACTCATCGATGTTCGTGGCCGCAGCGAGCGCCGCCGCGATGGTCTGCGGGAAGTCGCGCAGCGCCTGACGCTTGGCCTCCACGTCGTCGGCCTCTTTGCCGTTCTTCTGACCGGTGGCACGCATCCACTGCGCGTCAAGAGCTGGCAGCAGCGCGGCACGCTCTGCGCGCAAGCGCTCGAGATGCAGCCTCCGAGCTTTCGCCATGTCGTGTTCAACCGCGGCGCCGGTGTCCACCCACGCATTGCGATAGGCGCGATCCGTGGGGATCTCGCTGGGCTCGATGAGCCGGTAGCCTTTCACCGGGAACTTCCACGCATCGAAGGCGGTGCGATTGATCTCTTTTGTGATCGCCTCGTGCGTGGCAGCTTGCGTCCAGCGCGCGCCGCTAGTGCGATCCTCGAAGTACTCGGCAACGACGAAGCCCATGATCCCTACCGTGTCATCGGCGAACGTGATCGCGATGTACTGCTGTTCGATGCGGGCCATTACGCTTGATCTCCGCAGCACACCGCGTGCCAGCTCGTCGGGTCCTTGATGACGTTGGTGGTCGCTGTCGTGTCCCAGCAGTCCATCGAGAAGCTCCCCGCGGCGAGCGATGCGGTCTTGATGGTGCCGACGCGGCAGTTAGCCTCGGCCGCCGTGCTGTTGATGCGCTGCACGGCCATCGCGACTGCGTACTCGGTGCCCGAGAAGTCCGTGGCAATGGTTACGGCCACGTCTCCGGTGCCGGTGTCGGTCAGGCTCGTGATGTTGTAGCTAGCTAGGTTGTTGCCGGTGGTGCCAGCCTTCACCCACGCCTTGA